CCGAAACCATACAGCTGTTGCCCGTCCGTCTCACCAGCGTGGTCTACGTCAATAGTGGGACCCGATACGATACCGCCGACCTTGAGAGTGCGAGCCGTTGCGGGCTGGACGATGGTAGACGACGCCATTGTTTGTCTTCCACTGCGAAATTATTAGAAGACGGGGTTGAAGATGACCCAGTCAAACGTGCGGTTCGCATCACCCCCACCCGCAGACGAGGTGACGATGAATTGACCCGCACTCTTCGTCGTGAAGAGCGACCCAGCACCCGCAGAGGTGGGCGTGACGAAGATACGAGCGTTTGTGTCTGACGCCGTCGTAGTGATGGTAACATTCCCGCCCGCACCCAGAGTGTTCGTGCCGATGGTCGGGTTCGCAGCGTGAATGGTGTTGGTGATGCGGATGAACTCGCAGTTCACCTCACCCTCCACACGGAGCTTACCATCGGGGATGGTCGTGCCGTCCGCAGACCGACCCGTCAGCACCGCAGTCGCCGTCGCACCCGTGCCGTCACGGAGCAGTTCAACGGAGGCGGGCTGGTCGCCACGAATGGTCTGCGAGTTCCAGATGCCCCGAGAGATGTAGTTGCCCGTGATGAGAGACGGGGCAGACGTTCCCGGAGTCTCAATCAGACGCCAGTTGACCGCATCCGCAGACGGGGCAGTCGTGTTCGGGGCGAGAGTCCCCGCCGTAAACTTCACATACGCCTTCGTGCCGAGACCATTCGGGTCAAACACCACCGCCCACTGAACGTAGGACTGACCCGCAACCCAGTTCGGAATCGCAAGGGCTTCCAGATTGGAAACACCCGCACCACCCGCAGACGGGGAAACCAGCTGGACGTTGTAACCCGCATTGGCGTGAGCTACAGAATACGGGTTGATGGTAGAACCCTCAACGGGCGTGTTCTCGTCGCCCCAGAACTGCGTCCGAAACCCTTGCGAAAAACTACCGCCTACGAACTGCGGAGACGCAATGACGCCGTTCGGGAAGAGAGCAAGGGGACCCGATTGACCCGGAATCACGAGCTTTGCGTTCGCCATTGTTTGTTAGGAGCGTGGATTATTTCTCTACATCAGCCGAGCCGAGAGCTTACCCTTGCGACCGCCCGTCATAGCCGCACCCGCCATATCACCGCCACGCACCGCACCCATTGCCGCACGACCCGCCTCCGCCATCGCCCCGTGATACGGCTTGGTGGCTTGGTAGACGTCACGAGCCTTTGAGAGGACGTTGGCGAGGCGACCGAACATACCCGCACCGACCATCCGTTCAAGGTCGGCACGAGTTCCCATCGGGGCGAGCGGGGCAGAGATGATGTCTTGCTCGGAGAGGACACCCTTGATGATGCGGGACGAGCCACGAATGGACTCAAAGAACCCAGAGTTGGCGGTGATGACGTAGAGGACGGGGGACTGGGCGGACGCAGTCGTGTTCTTGATGGTGAGGTTGAACTGGAAGGTGAAGTTGCCGACCAGCGACGGGGCTTGACCCGTCTGGAGGGTGACGTCTTGAGACGGCTTGAGGACGAGCAGACCACCCGTGAGCGGGACACGACCTTGACCGACGCCCGCAGAGGTGGCGGGGTAGCCAACGGGGGCTTGCGAGTGAGCGTAGCCCGCCCACTGATTCCAGTCCATCTCCAGACCATTCTTGATAGACATTCCATAGAGTTGCTCCGCCGTCTGGGACGAGAGCAGACCCGAGAAGTTATCAAAGTTGATGGAGAGAGGGTTGCGGATACCATCCGCCGCCGTCGCAACGGGGAGGTAGTAGTCCGCATCCGTAGACGTGAGGGCAACGGACGGCTTCACGTAGATGATGAAGAGGTCGGGAATCTGCGGGAGCGTGATGGTCTGGGACTGAATCTGACCGACTTGACCCGGCTGGATGGGCGTCTGGTTGTATTGCGTGATGTAACGGGGGAACTCCATATACGGCACAACAGACTTCGGCGGGAGCGGGACGTCCAGAGACGGGGTAAGGAACTGGACGTTCACGACCGAGTCTTGGAACACCGAGCCACCCGAGACACCCGTGTTGTAGCCGATGGCGGAAATGTTACGACCGCCTTGCGTGGTCGTGCGGAGGGTGCGGGTGCTGTCCCGAAGGTTCATAATGAGCTGGATGTTGTTGATGCCGAACAGACCCGTGTCCCACTCGTGGACGTCCGAGAAGACGAACGGCGAGAGGACGAGCTTCTCGGTAGACCGCCAACGGATGAAGATGGAGTAGGGACCCAGAGAGACGCCGTCAAAGGACGGGACGAGACCCGGACCCAGCACATACTGGTCGGGGACGCCCGGCACGACGGGCTGGGGAACAGCACCCGCAACGGGGACACCCGCCACGAACCGCTGACCCGCTTGGTAAGACGACATCGGCGTTCCCGTCGCATCCGTGAAGACGAGGTTGTAGAACGCACCATTCGGGACCTTGTCGGGAGACGAGTTCGGGGTGTTCTCGTAGCCCGCCAGCGGGTTGTTGAGGGCGTTCGCAGCGTCGTTGTAGGACGCATAGGTATCCAGCATCGTCGGGCAAGTCCGTTGCGTGCGGTTCTTGGAGTAGTCCGTCAGACGCAGAACCTCGTTGAGGACGTCTTGGGTGTTGATGACGGAGGTGGTGTCGTTGATGGTCGCCGTCAGCGTGGAGCAGAGGGCGTTCAGCGGGAAGGAGCGGAGGGCGAAGTCAACACCCGCACGCACAATCGGCTCAAGAGCCACGACGGGACCGCCCGGAATGGAGACTTGGAACTGCTGGTAGGCAGTGGACGACCACTCTACGGCTCGGTCAACGTAGACGTTCTCCGACGGCACGTAGATGTTGTAGGTGTGCTGGGAGGCAGTCGCCGCAATGGCGTTGAAGGGGGCGTTGGTGAGGGACAACGCACCCTTCTCAACCGCATACTTCGGGCGGGACTGGACGATACGAGAATCAAAGACGGCAAGCTTCTCAATGTCGCCACTCATCGTGTTTGTCTATCTTCGGCGACAATCTTTTCGGCAGACTACCTCACAGAGCCACCATCGTCTTGTCGTCACCCCCCGTCATCGCATCCTTGTGGCGGAACATCACCTTGATGGAGACAGACGAGAGATTAAACATTGAGACGGGGTAGAGGTTGTTGTCTAGGCGGTTCTTCCAGTAGACTTGGATATCAATGTTGCGGATGGGTTGCTTGGACGCCGAGAAGTCGGTGAGGCGATACTCGGCGGTCGGGGCGTAGAAGAGGAACTGGCGGTAGGAGGACGCACCCGTATCCATCGGGAGGGCGATGTCCGTGATGATGGGCTGGAAGGCAGACTGCGACGTCGGGGCGGACGGGTTGTTGTTGCCCGTTCCCAGAATGACGGGGGGACCCGTCTGCTCGGCTCGGGTCGGGAGGAGAGTGGAGGTGAAGACAATGGACGAGATGGGCGACCAGAGGGTGTCGTCGGAGCGATACTCTTGCTCGTTGAGCCAGAACACCTTGCCGTTGACGGGGGCGGGGGCAAACCCGAGAGGGGGGACGCCCGAGAACGGCGGTAGGCGGTAGTCCTCGCAGTTCTGGTAGAACTTGTTCGGGAACAGAATCTCGGTGGCGTAACCACTCGGCGTGGCGACCAGACCACTCGTGGGACCCGCCGACGAGAGCCAGACGGGGGTGTTTGCGAAGGGACCAATCGTCGGGTCAGTCGTGTTCCAGTAGGTGTTGAGGAAGTTGGTGAAGAGACCAAACATATTGGAGTTGAAGAAGAGGCGGAAGACGGGGGGTGTCTGCTGACCCGCAACGCCCGGCGGTCCCGCAACGTAGGCTTGAGGCGTGAAGGTGAGGAGGCGAGTGCCGAAGCCGTCCGAGTCTGCCTTGATGGTGAACCGACCACTGGACGGGTCACGCACAATCTGTGGCGGGAAGACCATATTCACGAAGTCTTGGAGAGTCGCAAACGGGAAGGGGTCGGCGGGAGCAACGAGACCCGCATTCGCCCACTGGATGGCGAACTCGTTGTAGGTGTCTTGAATCGCACACGTGGAGGCAGTGCCCGGCGGTGACGCCAGCTGGGCGGGGTTGAGGATGGTGAGGTTGACGAGGTCAAGCCACTGCTGGTAGGAGTAGACCCAGTAATACCGAGACGAGAGGTCTTGCGGTGAGCCGTTGTCCGTGCCGATGGCTTCCCAGTAGCGAGGGTCGGGCGGGGCAACACCCGTCGTGCCGAACGCCCACTGGGCGGGGTTGGCGGGAGGCGTCAGAAGAGGGTTCGGGTTGTTGACGAGTGCCGTGTAGCCCACGTTTTGGAACTGGACGAAGTCGCCGACGTTGTAGGGGCGGTTCGGCGTCCACTGCTGGGGGGAGACGACTTGGAAGAAGGGACCCGCAAAGATGCCGTAGAGACCGCCCGCCGCCGTCGTGGAGACCACGTCACCAATCTGGTAGACTGAACCAGCGGGGACGTTGAACTGCCCTCGCAGACGGGGATTGGCGGGCTGACGGGGAGTCGGGGCGAGAAACGGGTTCTGGGTCTCCGACCGATACTGAACGAACCGAGACGGAGGGCGAATGCTGAACGCAATCGTGCGACCACCACTCACATTCCACGTCTGGGAGTAGGGAATGGCGAGGGAGTAGGTCGTAAGGTTGACGTTGGTCTGACCCGTAGACTCTTGGATGTCGGGAATGAAGAGGGGAAGGTCTTTGTTGGGACCATTCATCGTGAACCGCACGATAGAGAAGTAATACTCACTCGCATTCTTGATGAGCGAGGTATCACGGGTCTCGTTGAAACGGACTTGCGGGTCAACGACCACCGCACCGCCTACGAGGTCTGCGGTCGTGTTGTTGATGATGTCCGCATTGTAGTAGAGGTAATCGGGGTAGTCGGGGGTCACGCCACCCTTTGTCTCAACACTAGACCGAAACATCTTTGCTTCTACCCCGATAGATTATCTCCCGAGCATTGACGCAGTCAGCCCACTCACGAAGTCATCGGGCGACATCCCACTCTGGTCTACGATGCTCTTATACTTCTCAAGGGAGTAGGGGGCGTAGAGCAGACGGGCAACGCAGTGGCGTCCGCACGTGTTGACGTCCCGCTTGGTCTTTTGAAAGGCGAAGGTGTTGTAATAGACGGGGCGACCACTCGCCTTCAGAAGCCGAGAAAGGTAAGGCGATTCCATATCCAGAGCCTCTCGTTTGCTCTTGGGAAGCTCTTCCTTAATCTCTTGGGGAGTGTCGCCGTAGGGGTCAAAGAACTCAATGCCCTTCTTCTTGTTGAGAAGGCAGACCCAGTGACCTTCCGTCGGACTCTCGGTCAGAAAGAGAACCAATGCCCGTCCTTTCTCGTCAAAGAGGTCATCAATCGTCCGCAGACGTTTCAGTTGCGGATAGGTCATAATCTTTGTTCCCCCGAGCATACGGCGGATGTCGCCGTCCGAGAGGGGATACTCTTTCACTCGTTCTAACGCACCGCCACTCATTCTTGTTAGAGAGTAAGAAGAATGAGTAGCTACGGAGACCCTTTGAAAGGTCGCCAGAGGACGAAGGAGGTCAAGGAGGAAGTCATCAAGCCCGAGAAACGGGTTCTCTCGCCTCCCGTGTGCCGTGAGTTGCTAGATTACAAGGGAGCAGTCGGCGATTCCATCATTCGGTGGACGGAGCGGTGGCTGGTTCAGCTGGTGCGGGAGAGGTCGTATCCGCCACAGATAGCGGGTTGCGAAGCACTAGCGTCACTTGCGACGTATCTGTCGCCTTCGGATGCGTTGGCGGTGCTGGAGGCAATGCGACGGGACTTCCGACACCAGCATCCCATCTTGTTCCCGAAGGAGGACTTCGCATTCCTACTGAAGGCGTTTGCGGACGAGGGTATATCACTATCCTCTCCAGCCCATTCGCCTCTTCTGGCTTTGATATCTCCTTCTCATCCTTGAACTGACGTTTGAAGTCGTCAATGACTTCGGGAGGCACGAGTGGGCTAATCTCTTGAAGGCGGTCATACTGGTCTTTGGTGTGCTTGAGAAGGTCGGCGGGGGTCATCCGTTCCTCTCGGGGGAGGCTCATCTCAATGGAGAGGAAACGATAAAGTCTTGCGTATTGAATGGAGGAGATGCGATGCCCCTCTGCCCGTTTCGCCCACCCGAAGTATGTTCCCGTTGTATTCAGCACACTCACCAGAAGGGAACAGAGACCTAACGAGACGGAGACCGCAACTTGGTTGTCTCCGAACATAGAGGTAGACCCTACACTCAAGAACCCCGTGATGGATGAGATAGCGATGACGGGAAGGTCAATCCACGTTCGCAATCGGGCATAGCGTTCCTCTGCCCTCTTGTGAATCCACGACAGACAATGAGCCTTCTCGCCCGTAGAGGCGAAGTATTCCTCTAGCCGTTCGTTCCAATGGATGTCGCCCTCAATGGAGACACTCATTTGTTCTACGCCACGAGAAGACGCCACGCAATCACCAACGAGTCGCCCGGCAAGGGAGCGGAGGCAGACGAGTTGATTTGGAGGGTGTTGGGACCAACGAGTGAATACCAGAGCAGTTGATTGCTCGGGGGAACGAATGAGGGGTTAGCGTCCACGAACGTGAGGGAGAGGATGGACGTTGGTGAGAGCGTTGACGCCGTTGAGATGGTCGTGGACGTGGCGGGGTGGGCGATAGACACAAACCCGTAGTCCGATAGCTCTGTGCCGTTGATGCTTGAGATGGACGTGAGTGCCGAGTTCACGCCGATTGTGAGGTCTTTGCTCGGGGAAACGGCGGGCGTGAGTGTGATGTTCGGGTCGTTGACGAGTGCCGACGAGAGAGACGCCGTGTTGCCCGCCACAACCGAGACGATACCACTGCCGTCTGCGGTTACGACATTGGCGAGACCCGTTGGGGGACCCGGTGGAGCAATCGCCGACCAAATGAGTGGATTGGCGGATGGAAGCTTGTTGAAGTTGTTCGCAAGGGCGATGTAGTCCTCGTTCCCGTCATAGACGAGGTCGTTCGTGAGATAGAACGCCGTCGGATTCCAGTTGGCGTAGGACATCTTTGTCTTGACGGGGGAGATTA